TATGACTACAAAAAATATGCATATGTAGATGAACTTACAAAAAAGATTAGAAAAGAAAACGTGGGCATTGTTCCAGATGCACAGGGTTTTGATACTGTCTATATCTTGCCTGGATTGGGCGGTGTAGATATGGACTCTGAACTTGATGTCGAGGTTGGTGCAAGTAAGTCTCAACTGAAACGTGCGTTTTCAAAAATGTCGGTTGGTAAGATTGTCAATAGACCATTGTTAAATAACTTCATAAAAATGGTTGCCTAATGCAAAAAAGACTTGACATACCTAACGAATTGTGTTAGCTTGTATATATGATGAGAATTGAAAGAGAGGTTATATTATGATTTTTTCACCACAAAAACAAAAGTTCATAGATTCTGCAACTGAGATGTTCGGTATCGGAACTGTGATTAACAAACAACAAGTGCGAGAAGCATCTGCAAATGCTGGTGTGCCACTTGCTGGTTGGTTTATGGGTCAACACAAAGTTGGATATAATCAGTTTAAGTTGCCTGGAGAGTCTGCTCCAACAACGATAGTAAATACTCCAACTGAAACAGAAAGTGCTGTTGTGAATTTGATTGCGTCTAATATGGAACGTCAGAATTTAGTTCCTAGTGCCTTTGAGGGATTTGTTCCTTGGGGTCACTTCAAAGACATTAAACAGATTGTCAAGTCTGGAATATTCTATCCAGTCTTTACCACTGGTTTGTCTGGTAATGGTAAGACACTTATGATCGAACAGGTTCATGCCGAGATGGGTAAAGAACTAATTCGTGTGAACATCACTATCGAAACTGATGAGGATGATTTGCTCGGTGGTTTTCGTTTGGTCAATGGTGAAACCAAGTTTGTGCCTGGCCCAGTTGTCGAGGCAATGGAACGTGGTTGTACTTTGCTTCTTGATGAGTGTGACTTAGGTTCAAACAAGTTGATGTGTCTGCAACCAGTTCTTGAGGGTAAGGGTGTTTACCTCAAGAAAGTAAACAAGTGGGTCACTCCAAAAGAAGGTTTCAATGTGATGGCCACTGCCAACACTAAAGGTAAAGGTTCAGAGGATGGACGTTTTATTGGCACGAACATTTTGAATGAGGCCTTCCTAGAAAGATTTGCGATCACTATCGAACAACCATACCCTGCTGCATCAGTCGAAAAAAAGATTGTGCTTGGTTCTATGAAAAAGTATGGTGTTGTAGATGAGGACTTTGCGACAAACCTAGTCACTTGGTCAGAGGTCATTCGTAAGACCTTCTTTGATGGTGGTGTCGATGAGTTGATCTCAACCAGACGACTAGACCACATTGCAAAATCGTTTTCGATTTTCAAAGACAAACAAAAGTCAATCGAACTCTGCGTGTCGAGGTTCGATCAAGACACTAAAGAATCTTTCTTGGATTTGTATTCCAAGATTGATGCTGGTGTAAATCCTTTAGAGGAAAATGCTCCAGAGGAAACATTAGAAGAAATGGTTGAAGAACCACAATTCTAAAAAAAATAATGTAGGGGTTGTAATTTAAGATTGCAATCCCTATATATAATATAACGATGCCATTAAGGGTCGTTTTATTATCTTGCTTTTATAAGGAGAACTATTATGGTTAATACAAAAGCATTGTCACTTTTTGACAACTTCAATCAACTCACCCCATATGCTGTAGGCTTTGAAAGACAGTTTAATCGTCTAAACGATTATGCTCGTCATCAAATGCAGTCTACTGGATTTCCCCCATATAATATTCAGAAAGTAACTGATTATGGATATGAAATTACTATGGCACTTGCTGGTTTTGATAAATCAGATATTGAAGTCGAGGTCGCACAAGGTGTGCTTACGATTCGTTCTGTAAAAGAAACAAGTGAAGAATCTGATGAGTGGACTATACACAGAGGTATCTCATATAGAAAGTTCAGTCGCAAGTTTACTTTAGCAGATGATGTTGTAGTTAATGGTGCAAAATTAGAAAATGGACTTCTAACTATTTCTCTGGAACAGATTATCCCAGAGGAAAAGAAACCAAAACTCATTGAAATTAAATAAAAAAAATACCAAAGAGGGGTTGACACATAACCCCTCTTTGTGGTACTATGGTCACAATAACAAATCTATAGATAAGGAGCCTATATTATGGGATTAAAAGTTTTTGATTTGCCACCAGATGGTATTCAAGATGGTGCAGAAGCACAACTTGACAAAACACAATCAACCTCTGAAGAAGTTAAACCACAGATTATTACAGAACAAGTGTCACCAGATGATCCAGTAAAGAAAAAAGTTAAGATGCCTGATGGTGTGACTTATCCAGAGGGTTCAGATGAATATGCTAAAATCGTAAAAGAATATGATCTTGAAAAGCCAGGTATCACTGCTGCGATGAGAACTAAACTTGCGGTTCACATGATGAAGGTAGAAATACCAGAAGCAATTATTGATGAACTTAATGAACATATTGATAATGTTGTCATTCCAGCAAATGATGATTATTCAGATGGATTGGTTGGACAAATCAATCGTGATAAAAGGTCTGCACAACTCAACTTTGATTTGTTTGATGATGGTGTCGGTTCACAATTCAAAAAAATAATCGACTCCTCATGCAAATCTTTTTTAGCACATGGTTGGGGACAAGATGTAATTGCTGATGCGTTTGAGGCTTGGACAGTTCACAGTTATGCTGGTGACTACAATCCATTGCACGATCATGGTTGTAGAACTGAGGCAGGACTTTCAATGATCATGTATCTAAAAGTTCCAGAGTGTATTCAAAAATTACCAGACCCATCAGAGTTTGGTGGTGGTGTAGATATCAATCATGCAAGTGGAGTTGTAGATGGTTACACTTACTTTACTTGGGGTAATAATAACATGAGAGATGTTGTTGCACTAAAACCTGTGACAGAAGAATATGTAAAGCCTGAAAAGGGAACTTTGATTATCTTCCCAAATTGGTTGAGACATTCTGTCAATCCATTTTTTGGTGAAGGTGAAAGAAGAACTTTCTCGTCAAATGTAAATATCTTTAATAATCAAAACTTCAAAATTAAAGGTAAGTCATTTAGTGAGATGTCTGATGAAGAAAAAAAAGGAATCATATCACAGTTTCGTGGTAGGAAAAAAGTCAACAAAGCAACTGGAGCAGAAATCAAAGAATGATAGATTACAAATATGATGAAAATAAGACTTTGACAGAGTTGAAGTCTTATATTGACCAAACATATAATCAACACTATAGTCAAAACAGTTTTCAGGCTACAGAGTTTATTATAGATGGTGGTCATGGTGAAGGATTTTGTATCGGTAACATACTCAAGTATGCACAACGATATGGAAAAAAGAATGGTAAGGACAGAAATGACTTGCTTAAAGTAATACACTATGGTATTATCGCATTATATGTAGATAAATTGGAGAAAATAAAAAATGAAACTAAGTAATCACACTACTTCAGTATTGAAGAACTTTGCAACTATAAATCAAAACCTCGTAATCAAAGAGGGTAATGAGATGTCAACAATGTCTGCAATGAAAAACATCATTGCTCGTGCAACTGTTGAGGAGACTTTTCCAAAAGAGATTGCCATCTATGATCTGAATGAGTTCTTAGGTGCTTTATCGTTGTTTGAAAATCCTATCCTAGACTTTTCTGATAGTTATGTAACAATCACTGAGGAGAATAAACCATCAACCAAGATGAAGTATTTCTATTCAGATCCATCTGTCGTTACAAGTCCTAGTAAAATGATTACTATGCCTAGTAATGAAGTTAGATTTACTATGAGTAATGATGACCTATCAAAACTCAAAAGGGCTGCATCTGCAATCGGAGCACCAGACATGGTGTTAGAAAAGAATGGTGCTGGTTCTTCACTCACAGTAAAAGACAAAAAGAATGATACTGCAAATAATTATTCTTTGGATGTGAATACCCAGAGTGATGGTGAGTTTAACTTCTTCTTCAAAGTAGAAAATCTTAAACTGCTTGATGGAACTTATGATGTAGAAGTATCTGCTAAAAATATTAGTCATTATAAAAACAAGAATAGTGATATAGAGTATTGGATTGCTCTTGAACCCGAATCAACTTACACAGTTTAAGTTGGGGGTTATATTATGGAAGATTTCTTGTGGGTTGAAAAATATCGCCCTAGTGCTATTCGTGACTGCATTTTACCAGATGAACTAAAAAAGACCTTTGGACTATTTGTTCAAGATAAACATATACCGAATATGATTTTAAGTGGTGGGCCAGGTGTTGGTAAAACCACTGTTGCAAAAGCAATGATAGATGAAATCGGTTCAACGTGTATGATGATAAATGGTTCAGAAGAATCTGGTATTGATATTCTACGAACTAAAATCAAAAACTTTGCATCTACTGTATCTCTTGAAGGTGGTAGAAAGTATCTTATCATTGATGAGGCAGACTATCTAAATCCTCAATCGACACAGCCTGCTCTGCGTGGAATGATGGAAGAGTTTCATAAGAACTGTGGATTTATTCTGACTTGTAATTTTAAGAATAGACTGATACCACCACTTCATTCTAGATGCAGTGTTGTAGACTTTATCATTCCTAATGAACAGAAACCAAAACTTGCAAGTAGGTTTTTTGCAAGAGTCGGTGATATTCTAAATAGTGAGGGAGTAGAGTTTGAACCTAAGGCTGTTGCAGAACTTATGAACAAGTTCTTCCCAGACTGGAGAAGGGTTCTAAACGAGTTACAAAGATATTCTGTATCTGGTAAGATAGATGCTGGTGTCTTGGTAAATCTATCAGAGAGTAATCTTAATGAACTTTATAAAAGTCTTAAAGAAAAAAATCTTACCGAAGTTCGTAAGTGGGTTGTCAACAATCTGGACAATGACCCAGTTAGTATTTTTCGTAGGGTTTATGATTCCCTTTATGATAATCTGGATAGTTCCACTATTCCTCATGCTGTTGTTATTCTTGCAGAGTATCAGTATAAGTCAGCCTTTGTCGCAGACCAAGAAATAAATATGCTTGCGTTCTTCACAGAGTTGATGGGACAGGTGAAGTTCAAATGACTTATGAACTCAAAGATTATCTAAACGCAATAAACCATGAAAAGAAAAACTTGATGGATACTGATGATGAAATGTGGGAAAAGAAATATCCACCATACGTTATCAATAGATGTCTTGCACCATTTCCAGATACTATAATGCTTGTCAATGAAATGAACAAACATCACCACCTAGATAAAAAGTTGCAGTTTGACTTTTTACTAAATAGTGTAAGAACAAGGAAAAGATTTGCTCCTTGGCTTAAAGAACAAAAAGTAGAAAATCTTGAGTGTGTTAAAGAGTATTATGGTTACAGTAATGAAAAGGCAAAGACTGCTCTTAAAATACTTAATGATGAACAGATAAGGACTATCAAAGATAGTCTATATAAAGGTGGAAAAAATGGAAAGCATTAATTGGACACAAGAGCAAATGCTTGAAGTTGAACTGAAAGAACCAGATGACTTCTTAAAGATTCGTGAGACTCTATCACGGATAGGCGTTGCTTCCAGAAAAGAAAAAGTATTATATCAATCATGTCACATCTTGCACAAGCAAGGTAAGTATTACATCGTGCATTTTAAAGAGTTGTTTGCACTTGATGGTAAACAGACTAATCTGTCAGAAAATGATATTGCAAGACGAAACACAATCGCAAAACTATTGAGTGATTGGGGTCTAGTAAATGTCAAAGGCACGACAGATGTGACTGCACCACTAAGTCAGATAAAGATTATTTCTTTCAAAGAGAAAGATGATTGGACACTTGAAACTAAATACAACATAGGTAAAAAAAGAGAGGCTTAGTTTTGGAGAAGTTCAGTTCATTTATTACGGAACAGAAAGAGGAGTCGTATAGGTTAATTGTATTCAACAACTCAAATGAAGATGTGCGAGATGTTGGTAAGAGAGTAAGACCAGATTTTAAGTTGTATATAGATTCAGCAAAAAAAGTTGGTATTGAAATTTTTAATGTTGAGTATACTGGTCTTTTTGTTTCTGAAAGTAATGAAAAAATATTTCTAAACTCTCTTGAATTTGACAATGATGGTAACGTAATTATGCCAACTGAATCTGGTGAAGCAAAGTATCAAAAACCAATTGAAATAAATCCAGATAATACTTTAATCTTTGCAAGAGGACTAGGAACTTTTGGTTACACAACAAACAGAAGATGGGTAGATATAATTAGAGGGCTGGAAGATAAAGGTTTTAAAACTATACCATCTATAAAAACATGGGATATGTGTTCAAGTAAATATTACTGTGATCAACTTTTCAAACAAAACAATTTAAGAAGTCCAACGACAGTTCCGATAACATACTCAGACGATTCTGAGAGAGCTGTAAAAGAGGGTGGATTAAAGTTTCCATTGATACTAAAATCATCTAGTGGTAGTCAAACTGGAGTTGGTGTTATCATAATGGAAAGTATGAAGTCTTTGCATCCTACTGTTCAGATGTTAAGTTTTTTACAGCCGTATGTGGATCTTCTGGTTCAAGAATATATTAAGATTGATTATGATATTAGAGTTTTAGTTGTAAATGGTGAAGTGCTTGCATCAATGAAAAGAAATGTCATGGATGATGATATCAGAAGTAATGCTTCATTGGGTGCAAAAACAGAATCAATAGAACTTACAGATATGGAAAAAGAAACAGCAATAAAAGTATCAGAGTTGGTTGATGGTGACTTAGTTGGTGTAGATTTACTACCAGCAAAAGACAGGGAAAAAGAACAACCATATATACTTGAAGTTAATGCGACACCAGGCTTGGGTGGCATTGAAGAGGTTACAAAAGATAAAAGTGTAACACAGGAAATAATGAAAATCTACATGAATAGAGAAAACTGGACATAGGAGAAATATAATGAAAGTTGGACAAGCACTAATTGAAGCAGCAAAAAAACAAGCAGAGGGTGAGGTCGCAGTTCACGT